GGTCGCCGGTGTTGGTCACTTCGGCCGAATTACGGATGCTGCCGTTCGGGGCGAGCGTCGTACGGTCGGCCTTCACGTTGCCGACGGCGAAGGCGGTGTAGCTCAACCCGTGGCCGAAGGCGAACAGCGGCTTGAGCTGCTCCTTGTCGTGCCAGCGGTAACCGACAAAGATGCTCTCGTTATACTTCACCTTGTCCGCGCCCGGGTATTCGCCCAGCGTATGCGCGCCGTTGTCCTCCAGCCGCACGGGGAACGTGAAGGGCAGCTTGCCCGAAGGGTTCACCGCACCGAACACCACGTCGGCAAGCGCATTGCCCGCCTCGGAACCCGAGAACCACGCCTCCAGCACCGCCGGAACACGGTCGATCCACGGCATCGCCACGGCGTTGCCCGAGACGATCACCACCGCCAGATTGGGATTGGCTTCGGCCAGCGCCCCGGCCCGGCGCCCCCGCCGACCTCGGCGAACCCGTGACACGGAGCGCCGTGCAGGCGGGCACCACGCCGGTCTATATCGGCACGGCACCCGTCAACCTCGTGCGCGACTTCGGCAAGGCCGGCATCATCAACGCGCCGATCAAGATCACCAGTCTGGTCGACGCGCAGAAGAAGCTCGGCTACGCGGCCGACTGGGGCACCTTTACCCTGTGCGAGGTTATGTACGCACATTTCAACAACACCCTCGGGAACATCGGCCCGATCTACGTCATCAACGTGCTCGACCCCTCTGAGGGAAAGCACCGCAAGGAGGAGGCCACCACCAAGACCCTCGCCTTCACCGGCGGCCGTGCCGAGTTCGCCAGCAGCACGATCATCCTCGACACGCTGACCATCGCAAAGGCGACCAGCGGCAACTACGTCGAGGGCTCTGACTACGCCGTGGACTACAACTTTACCAAGGGCACGGTCATCATCACCAGCCTGAAGGACGACGCGCAGCTCGCCGGCAGCCTGACGGCCAGCTTCAGTGAGGTGGACGACTCTGAGATCGCAGACAGCGACATCATCGGCGGCGTCACCTCCTCCGGCGAGTACAGCGGCCTGAGCGCGATCGCGCTGCTCTATCCCGAGCAGTTCGCGGTCTGCAATCTGATCGCAGCCCCCGGCTGGAGTCACAGCCCTGCCGTCTACAACGCCATGCTGACGACCTGCAAGAAGATCAACGGCCACTGGGACGCCTTCGTCGTGGCCGACCTGCCCCTCGTGGACAGCACCGCGCAGGCGGTCGACACGATCACCAAGGCGATCGCATGGAAGAAGGCCAACGCCTTCACCGGCGAGCGTTCTAAGGTCTACTGGCCGCAGGCTGTGGACAACCTCGGCAACGTGTTCCACCTGAGCACGCTGGCCGTGGTCGAGCTCATGCGCGCCGACTTCAGCCACAACAGCGTCCCGATGGAGACCTGCGGCAACAAGGCTATCCCCATCATCAAGCAGTATTTCGGCGCCAACGCCAACAACCGCGGCTTCGACCAGCAGACCGGCAAGGAGCTGACGCAGAACGGCATCAGCACCGCCGTGGCATGGGGCGGCGAATGGGTACTGTGGGGCGACCATACCGCCGCCTATACCTATGGCGCAGACGTGGATCCCCGCGCGATCTTCGACGTCTCCATGCGTATGCTCATGCACATCACCAATAGCTTCCAGCGCGAGTGGAGCCCTGAGATCGACGAGCCCATGACCCGCGCGCTGAAGGATCGCATCATCAACCGCGAGCAGGAGAAGCTCGACGGCTATGTCAGCATGGGCGCGCTGCTCGGATCCCCTGTGATCCTGTTCCTCGAGAGCGAGAACAGCACCACCGACGTGATGAATGGCGACTTCCGCTGGGACATCGCCGTCACCCCGACCCCGCCCCTCAAGTCTGCGAGCGTCTACGTCGCCTACACCGACGCGGGCTTCTCTGTCTACTACGAAGGAGGTGACGAGTAATGGTAAACCTGTGGCTCGACCTGAAGGGCCCCATCCTCGCCGACACCGTCTACATCGGCGGCACTCTCGTCGCCAAAGACGTGACCATCGCGCTGCCGGCTGTCACTCCCGTGACCGCTGACTTCAAGGCTATGGGAACCTACACCGCCCCCATCCTCGGCCAGATCGAGGCTATGGAGGCGTCCATCACCAAGATCGGCATCGACCTCGGCCTGCGGAACATGATGAAGCTCGAGAGCAAGACCATCGAGATCCGCTGGGCTCAGGACGTCAAGCAGGCCGACGGCTCCACAAAGACCGAAGGCTGCAAGGCGTTCCTCCGCTGCGTCTCTAAGGGCATCCCGGGGCTCTCCGTGGATCCCGGCAACACCAGCGAGAACGAGGCCACGTTTGCCGTGAGCCGCTACCAGCTCTACGTCGGCGGCGCTGAATACTGGCTGATCGACCAGCTCAACACGATCCTGCGCGTCGGCGGCGTCGACTACGCCAAGGACATCCGCAGCCTGCTGTAACCCGAAGGGCGCCGCGCCTATGCGGCGCCCTCTATTTATCGAAAGGAGACGCACCCAATGAAGAACACCATCAAGCTCGACAACCCTGTGCAGATCAACGGCAAGAGCTACAACGAGCTGACCTATGACATCAGCGAGATCACCGCACAGGCGTTTGCTGAAGCTGACGCCAGAAAGCTGAGCGCCAGCGGCTCCAAGAATGGCAACGCAGCCGGCGCGGCCGAGCTGGACTACGGCCTGCACCTCTACCTCGGCTTCGCTGCCGTCATCGCGGTCAACCCTGAGATCGACATCTCCGACCTCGAGCGCGTCCGCGGCTACGACGTTATGAAGATTATGAGGATCGGCCGGGATTTTATTTCCGGGAAGTCGGAGGAACCCTACACCCCCGACAGCTCCGACGCGCAATCCGAGACTACGCCAGAGCCTTCCACACATCAACGCGAGACCTCGGAGAGCGAAGGCTGACCGACTTCCTGACCGAATACGGGGAGGCCGTCGAGGAGGCCAAGCGGCTCCAAGCGAGCCGGCCGACTCGTGCGGCCAGCTTTAAGAAACCCCACATCAGAAGGAGGTGACGCACATGGCAAACGGAAAAACGATGCAGGCGGTCGTCAATCTGGCCGGCAGCATCGACCCATCACTCGGCAAAGCCATCGAACAGGCTCAGAAGAAAATCAGCGGCCTGAACGTGAAGGCGCTGGCCGTTGGTGCAGCCGTGGGCGGCATCGCTGTGGCGACAGGCAAGGCAGTCGTCGAGGCTGGAAAGTACATGAAGGATCTCGGCGCGTCCTTCGATGACGCTGCTGATGCTATCCGCATCGGAACCGGCGCCACCGGCGACGCGCTGGATGGGCTTCTGGATGACTTCGACGCCGTCTACAAGAGCGTCCCGACCACAATGGAGGACGCCAGCAAGGCGATCGCAGACTACAACCCCCGCCTCGGCCTCACCGGCCCGCAACTTCAGGAGATCTCCAAGCAGGCCATCCAAGTGAGCGATATGCTCGGGGACGACCTCGGCAGCGTGATCGAGGAGTCGAGCCAAGCCTTCCAACAGTGGAACATCGACGCCGACGACATGGGCGGCGCTATGGACTACATCTTTAAGGTCAGCCAGAGCACGGGTATGGGCTTCACGGATCTGATGGCAGATATGCAGAAGTTCGGCCCGCAGCTTCAGGAGATGGGCTACTCCTTCGAGACGGCGAGCGCCCTGATGGGCCAGCTCGACAAAGCCGGCGTAAACACCGACGAAGTGCTCGGCGCCATGAAAAAGAGCGTCGCCACACTTGCCAAGGAGGGCATCAGCGCCAGCGACGGGCTCGCCATGTACTACGAAAAGATCAAAAACGCCGGGACGGCCGCAGAGGCCGCCAGCATCGCGTCGGAGATCTTCGGTACAAGGGCGGGCTCCACGATGGCCGCAGCGATCCGAGACGGCTCTCTGGCCGTCGCAGACCTGACGGCTGAGCTGCAAGAAAACGGCGAGACAATCGCCGGCGCAGCCGATGACACCTACGACTTCGCCGAGCGGCTTCAGGTTATGAAGCAGGGGCTCGAAGTGGCCCTCAAGCCTATGGCGAACACTGTGTTCGACGGGCTCAACAAGTTCATGCCGACCCTGCAAAAGCTGATGGAGCAGATCACTCCGGCCATCTCCAAGGCGGTCGAGGCTGCGGCCCCGTTTGTCGACGAGTTCCTGACCGGCGCGGCCGACGCCCTCGAGGACGTTCTGCCCCTGATCTCTCAGCTCGCGGCCGACCTTCTGCCCGTTCTGACGCAGCTAATGAGCACTCTGCTCCCGCCGCTTCTCAGCCTCGTGCAGACGCTCCTCCCGCCACTCATGCAGATTGTTTCCGCGATCCTGCCGCCTATTGCCAGCCTGCTCGCCACCGTGCTCCCTATTATCACGCAGATCGTCAGCGCCGTGCTGCCTGTGCTGGTGAGCATCATCTCGAGCCTGCTGCCGGTCATCACCCCGCTGCTGGAGGTGGCCCTGCAAATCGTCAACAGCGTCATCATGCCGCTGCTTGATCCCCTGATGCAACTCGTTCAGGCGCTACTCCCTCCGATCCTGAGCCTGATCGGTGCCATCACCCCACTGCTGACCCCGCTGCTGTCTATTCTGGAGCCCATCGCCAGCGTGCTCGGCACGATCGTCGGCTGGGTATCGAAGATTGTCAGCTTCGGCTCCGGCGTCATCTCCAAGATCGCCGGCCTGTTCGGAGGTGGGGGCGGCGGCAGCGCGTCCGTCTCTGGCTATGCGACCGGCGGCTTCACGAGAGGCCCGTCCATCGCTGGCGAGGATCCGCACTACCCGACCGAGGCCGTCATCAGCTTCAACCCTGCATACCGCTCGCAAAACCTGTCCTACTGGGCCGAGGCGGGCCGGATGCTCGGAGCATCTGACGGCGAAAGCGACTACGAGCTGCTCAGCGGCGGCTCCGGCACCGCTGTGGTCTACGACCTGAGCGGGCTGTCCTTCTCCCCGCAGATCAAGATCGAGGGCGACACCGACGAGGACGCCCTGATCCGAAAGCTCCGCGACCTCGAGCCGGAGTTCATCGACTTCATCCTCGAGGCACTCAGCAGAAGGGAGGGCGGCGCCTATGTCACAGCAGACAGTCGGCTTTATTGATTATGTGGCGCAGGGCGGCGACACCTTCGACAGCATCGCGCTCGTCGCCTATAACGAGGAGCGCATGGCAAGCACCATCATCGAGGCCAACCCCGACCTCAGCGACGTGCTGATCTTCAAGGGCGGCGAGGCTGTGCGGATCCCGATCGTCGAGACCGTGGAGACGCCGGAGACCCTGCCGCCGTGGAGGAGGTGACGCCGTGAAAATCCTATACGAAGGCGTCGACATCTACCCGGACATCAGCGTCCACCGCTGCTATCACGATATGTACGCCGAAAAGCAGAGCGACGAGCTGCTACTCAAACTCAACGACACCCGCGAGCTGTGGGACTCGTGGAACCCCAAGAAGGGCGACACCATCGCCATCGAGGACGGCGCTGCCAAGACGGGCAAAATGTTCGTCGAAAGCGTCGTCCCCGAGTCCGGCATCATCACCCTGCGGGCCTATTCCGTCCCGCAGTCTGCGAAGGATACGCGGAGCAAATCGTGGGAAAAGGTCAAGTTCCTGCAACTGGCCCAAGAGATCGCCGGCCGTCACGGCCTGACGCTCGAGACCTACGGGATCACCGACCAGACCTACGACTACGTCGAGCAGAACAATCTCGCGGACTTCGCATTTTTTCAGAACCGCTGCACCCTCGAGGGCGCGGCGTTTCTGGTGTACGACGGAAAGCTGGTCGTCTACGATGAGGCGCGCATGGAAAGCCAGCAGCCCGTCGACACCATCACCATCACCCCGGCCAATGACTTCGAGTACCGCGACGAGGGCACCAACGCCTACGGCTCGGCCGAAGCAGTCAACGGCGGCCTGATCGGCACCTTCACAGCCCCGAGCGGCGGCGACAAGGTACTGCGCCGGATCCTGCCCTTCCGCATGACCGACCAGAGCGAGGCCGACCGCTTCGCCAAGGGCCTCCTCCGGGACGCCAACAAAAACGCGACTGTCGGCACCCTCTGGACGGGCTCGCTGCTGCGAGACTATGCGGCGGGATCTGTGGTCACGCTGGCGACCGAGGGCGTTAAGTCGTGGGACGGCACAGCCTTCATCAGCCGGATCCGGCACGACTACGTCAAGACGCGGAGCAAGCTATACCTCCGCAAGCCACTGGAGGGATATTGATGAACAGCAACAACCAAATGATCCAGAAGGGCAAGATCTCCAGCGTGGAGGGAAAGGCCGACAGGAACGGAGACAAAACCACGGCCAGAGTGCTCCCAAGCACCGCCGACAGCATGGTCACGCGGCCGCTGACGATCCCGTGGTATCTGCGCGGGGAGATGGGAAACCTGACCCCCGGCACAGAAGTCGCCTACGCTATGTTCGAGGACGGCACCGGCATCATCCTCTCCCGCATGGACGGAGAGTGGGACGGCATCGTCCCGGGTGACATCACCGTCAAGAAGGGCGCACTCACGATGCAGGACAAGGGCATCAGCGTCCCGTCGGCAGACGTGACAGCCACGGGCATCAGCCTGACCGGCCACACTCACACAGACAGCCGAGGCGGCACCACTTCTGGCCCACAGTAAGGAGGGATAGACATGGCCGTCATGGCATCGTGGAACGGCAAGACGTGGGGCGTCTCCAGCCAGAGGATCGCCGCACTCAACGGCATCTCCCACAGCGTCGAGCTCGACACGGAAAACAGCGACGACAAAGCCGGATCCCCGGCGACCAAGACCAAGGCGCTCAAGCTGCAAAGCATGAGCTTCGACTTCGATCTGGCCGCCGCGGTCGGCTGCGACGTGCGCAGCGAGTACGAGTCGTGGACGGCGCTGGTCGGGCAGTATGCCCCCTTCTATCTGGCCGGCCGGCGCTTCGGCCCGGCCAACCTTCAGCTCACGGGCGTGAGCCTATCAGACACCAAGCTGGACAACCTCGGCAGGATCCTGACCGGCAAGATCACGATCAAGCTGACCGAGTACGCCGAGGAGGCCAGCAGCAAAAAGGCCAGTTCTGGAAAATCCGGCAACAGCGGCAAGAGCGGCAGCAGCTCCAAGTCGGCGGCAGGCATCGCCACCTACAAGGAGCTCGGCATAAGCTCCTCGGCTGTGAACGTCGGAGCCTCCAGCAGCGCCAAAGCATCCAAAAAGCCAACCAATGCGCAGCTCAAGTAAAGCGAGGTGATCCCAATGAAAGCATCTGGCAACGGAGCGCCCGAGATCTGCGTGCAGAACCTCCTCAAGACCATCCGCGGGGAGGTGCCCTACGAGCGCATCAAGGGGATCGACCGCACGCTGATCGACAAGCCGAGCGAAACCGCTGCGACCGATCTGGCCGCCGACGTGGAGTTCGTTGTGGAAACCTACGAGCCCCGCGTGCAGCTCAGTGACTCCGACCTGAAAGCCCTGACCGCTCAGACCGGCGACTTCGAGCTGCGGGCCAGCATCGACAACATCACATGAAGGAGGTGAACAGCGTGAGCGACGCGACAAATATCTACGGCGAGGACATCAAACTCACCACGACAGACGCGAGCACCCTATACAAGACCATCATCACCGAGCTCGAAAAGGGCGCCGGCGAGCCGCTCTACCCGGGCGACGAGCGCCGGATCTTCGGCGAGGCTCTCGTGCCCGTGTTCGTTGCCCTCTACAACAGCCTCAACGACGTCGGCCGGCAGACGCTCCTCCGCTATGCGAGGGGCGAGGTGCTGGACGCCATCGGCGAGCGACAGGACGTGAAACGACTGGAAGGCACACCGGCCAAGACGACCATGCGCTTCTCTGTCTCCACGCCGCAGGAGAAAAACATCATCATTCCGAAGTGGACGAAGGTGACGCCGGACAGCGAAAACTATTTTGCAACCGACGAGATCGCTGTGCTGCAAGCTGGCGCCTACTCTGTGGAGGTGCCGACCTCGGCCGTGAGCAACGGCACGAAGTTCAACGGCTACGCAGCCGGCACGATCACTACCCTCGTCGACCTGATCCCCTACATCGAGTCCGTCACCAACCTGACCGAAACGGCCGGAGGCGATGACGGCGAACCCTACACCACCGAGGGCGACAACCGCCTCCGCGAGCGGATCCGTCTGGCGCCCGCCAAGAGATCCACCGCGGGCCCTGAACAGGCTTACATCTACTGGGTAATGACGGCCGACAGCTCCATCGTGGACGCAAAGGCCGTCAGCGAGAAGGAAACCGTCAGCGAGACCCTCACGGTCTACGACGGCAAAGCCTTCAAGGGCGGCGGCACGCTCCTGACCGACACCCTCGTCGTGAAAGCCCACGGGCAGAGCACGGCGGCGGTCAAGGACACGGACTACACCGTCGACTACACCGACGGCCTGCTGACCATCACGCTCAAGGGCAGCCTCTCGGCCGCCGAGAGCATCGACATCATCATCACCCGCACGCTGGAGGGCTGCGTCAAGATCGTGCCCCTGCTGGAAGGCGGCGGGATCCCCGACGCTGCCATGCTGGCGAAGGTGCTGGACGTGGTCAACGCCAAGGACATCCGGCCGCTCACTGACAAGGTGAGCGCCGTGCCCCCGGAGGTCGAGACCTACGACATCGAGATCGTGTACTACACCACGCCGGAGAGCGAGGCCGAGGTGATCGCCAACGTCGAAGGCACCGGCGGCGCGATCGACCGCTACAACGAGTGGCAAGTCGCAGCTCTCGGCCGGGACATCAACCCCGACCAGCTCCGCAAGCGGATCCTCTCGCCTTCGTGGGGCGAGAACCTGACCGGCGCCTTCCGCGTGGACGTCGTCAAGCCGACCTATAAGGCCATCGACGACACGCAAGTCGCCAAGTTCAGCGGCCACCTGACCGTCAGCCACAAGGTCGAGAGCGAGGTGGTGTAAATGCGGCTCAATGAGACCGAGATGGTCAAGCTGCTGCCTGCGTGGATGCAGGAGGACGGCAGCGACAAGGGCCTCGCCACCGGCTGCGACATCGTCAGCCGCGACGCCTATGCGCGCCTGAAGCTCCTGAGCAGGTGGGACAAGATCGACCAGCTCAGCGACGCAGAGCTCGACGAGATGGCGTGGGAGCTGAACATCCAGTGGTATGACAGCACCGCGCCCATCGCAGCCAAGCGAGCCGTCATCCGCAACAGTGACCGCGTCTATTCAAAGCTCGGCACCCCCTACGCTGTGGAGCAGATCGTGGCCGACTACTTCGGCACCGGCGAGGTCAGGGAGTGGTATCAGTACGGCGGGCAGCCGCATCACTTCAAGGTGCTGAGCGACAACCCGAGCCTCGTCAACAGCAACCTCGACCTGTTTCTGAAGCTGCTGCGGACGGTCAAGCGCCGCAGCTCATGGCTCGACGCGATCCTGATCTGCCTGACCGGCGAAATGTTCCTTTATTCCGGCATGGCCGTCAGGGATCACACCCAAGAGGTGCACGTCATGGGCAGCGACGAGATCCACATCTACCACGCGGCCGTCGTCCACGACAACAACCGCGAGACCGTCAGCATCGGCACCGACGCGGCGGTCATCTCAGACTAAGGAAAGGAGATAGACATGGCTGCATTTATCAACAACGACATCACCACCGCCGGCCTGATCGTTCTGGCGAAGGGCGTGGCCGGCCAGAAGATCAACTACACCAAGATCGTCCTCGGCGATGGCTACCTCGAGGAGGGGCAGACGCCCCGCACCCTCACCGGCGTGGTCAGCCCGAAGGCGACCGTCGACATCACGAAGCTGAAGATCAACGGCGACGGCACCGTGGCCGTGGGCGGCATCTTCACCAATGGCGACGAGACCGAGGGCTTCTACTACCGCGAGCTCGGCCTTTATGCCGAAGATCCCGATCCCGAGGTCGGCGAGGTGCTGTACTGCTACGGCAACTGCGGCGATCTGGCCGAGTGGATCCCGCCCTCCGGCGGCGCCACCATCGTCGAGAAAACCATCGACATCGTCACCGCGATCGGCACGGCCACCAACGTGACCGCCTACATCCCCGCCGACGCCTACGCCACCAAAGAGGACTACGAGACCTACAAGGCCATCGCCCTCGGCGCTCAGGCTACGGCCGAAGATGCTCTGGCACTCGCCCGGCAGGCCATCGCCATCGCGCAGGCCGCCGAGGCGTCGGTGAATGACCTGAGCAACGCGGTCGGCCAGAACACCAGCAAGATCGCAACGCTGTGGGACGCCGTTTTCAGCGAGATCACGACCAACCCCTTCCAGATCACGTTTGCAGACCTGACGGGCATCACCCTGACGGCCGGCATCTGGAACAGCGGACTCCAGCGCCTCGAGTGCTAAACTACCGGCCAAAGGCCAGAAAGGAGGCCGCCCATGTATAGAGGCACCACACCAACCATCACCATCAACTGTGACATCGACGTCAGCGAGTTCGTGACCATGTGGGTAACATTCCGCACGCAGCAGCTCGCCACCTATGCCCCGCCGAAGCAGGTGGAAGTCACCAAGCACCTCGGGGACGAGGGCGTCGACGCGACCGACAAGGTCGTCACTGTCAGCCTGACGCAAGCCGACACGCTGCTGCTCGGCTCTCTGTCTCCTGACGAGGATCAACAGGTGGAGGTGCAGATCCGCGGCAGGACGGAGGACGGGCGCGCATTTGCGAGCAACATTATGACTGCCCCGCTCAGCCGGATCCTGAAGGACGGCGTCATCTAAGTGAGCGTCGACTTCAATGCCTCGTTCTCTGGCAGCGCGGAGACCTTCGGGGCAAGGATGACCGAGACACCTGCCTCCATGACCGCCTCCATGAAGGAGACGGGCGGCGGCAGCGCCTCAAACTACGAAGCCCTGCGCAACAAGCCCAAGATCAACGGGCACGAGCTGATCGGCGACATGACGCCGGCGCAGCTCGGCATCACGGACGACAGGCACCACACCCACAAGCAGGCGCAGGCAGCAAAGGTGTGGACAATCGCCCACAACCTCGGAAAGCGGCCCGCCGTCACGGTCGTCGACAGCGCCGGCACTGTGGTCATCGGGGAGATCGACTACCTCGACGACAACACCGTGCGCCTGACCTTCTGCGCAGCCTTTTCCGGGACTGCATACTTCAACTAAGGAGGTAAACCCATGAAAATCCTGACAAATCTGGATCTCTCGCAGAACGAGATCCAAAACGCCATCATGCAGCCGCTCGCTGCACCTCCGGCCAACCCGAAGCTCGGCCAGATCTATTTCAGCAGCGTCGACCTGACGCTGTACCTGTGGACGGGCGAGAAATGGATCCCCGTGCCGACTAAGCTCTCGCAGCTCGAGAACGACAGCGGCTTTATCACCTCCGGCGACATCCCCGAGGGCGCAGCAGCGTCCACGACTACGCCGAAGATGAACGGCACCGCCGCCGTCGGCACTGAGATGGCGTTCGCACGCGGCGACCACGTCCACCCCAAGGACACCAGCAAGCTGAACACGGACGGCGACGGCTCCAACGTGACCGTCGCCTTCGAGGCAGCAGCCAAGCGGGAGGCGCCCGTCTCCGGCGAGAAGCTGAGCGTCCTGCTCGGCAAGGTGCTGAAGTTCTTCAGCGACCTCAAGACCGTGGCCTTCTCCGGCAGCTATAAGGATCTG